CCTTATGGTGAGCAGTGCAGAGCCTGTTGGACTGTCCCAAAAAATAAAGTTTTGGTTGGCTTTGATGCCAGTGGCCTAGAGCTACGTATGTTGGCGCACTATATGGGAGACAAGGAGTACACTAATGAAATTCTCCACGGAGATATTCACACAGCCAATCAAAAACTTGCAGGACTTGAATCGAGAGATCAGGCTAAAACTTTCATCTATGCCTTCCTATACGGAGCAGGAGATGCAAAACTTGGTACGATTGTCGGGGGAAATGCGCGTACTGGCTCTGCGCTTAGAGCAAGATTCCTTGATGGTATCCCAGCACTTAGAGATCTTACAGAAAGAGTGCAAAGAGAAGCTAAGAATGAAGTTATTGAAGGACTAGACGGAAGGTTACTCCGTGTTCGCAGCCCACATGCTGCCCTTAACACTTTGTTACAAGGTGCTGGTGCTATTGTTATGAAAAAAGCATTGACAATCTTAGATGAACATGCTAAACTTTGGAAACTTAACTATAAATTCGTGGGAAACATACATGATGAAGTCCAGTCAGAAGTTACAGCGGAGCAGGCCGAAAAGTTTGGAGCCTTGGCAGTCAGTTGCCTTGAAGCAGCAGGACTTGCCTTTGACCTCAATTGCCCCCTCACAGGAGAATACAAAGTTGGAAGAAACTGGTCAGAAACTCATTGATGCAAGTAATAATAGAAAAGGAGATCTTGCGGAATACTACGCAGTAACTTGGCTATGGGATCAGGGCTACGAAGTTTTTAAGAACGCTGGGTGCTCCGGGCCGATAGACTTGATTGCCTATCATATAGAGACTGAAGAAACTATTTTGATAGATGTAAAAACATTTCTCAAAGATTATAGAGATGGGAATTATTCAAAAACTCCCCACAAGCGCTCTCAGCTTCAAAAAGATAAAAACATTGTTCGTCTTGGTTTCAATCCAATCACAAGAGAACTTAGATTCATTGAGCATAAAGAAACATAATGAAAACAATCAATACACTAGTAGATGACATCTATAACTTAGTAAAGACCAAGCGCCCGGAAAAAGGTGTAGACGCTGAAGCAGAGATTGAAAAGTTTGGTGAAGCAGTCAAGGACTTAATGCGCAAAGAGTTTACTAACAAAGGAGGCTTTGATACACGCAAACTGCGTATGTCCAACATTGGTAGGGACGACAGATACCTTTGGAATCACTACAACAACGTAGGGCCAAAGGAGCCAATGCAGCCCCATAACCTAGTTAAGTTCCTGTATGGTCACTTAATTGAGGAAATGCTGTTGTTGTTGGTAAGGCTGTCGGGACATACAGTTAGCCATGAGCAAGCCCAAGCTGAAGTAGAAGGCATTGTGGGTAGTATGGACTGTAAGATTGATGGTATTCTCACTGATGTTAAGTCAACAAGCAGCTACGGGTTTAAGAAGTTCAAAGATGCAACGTTGGCTTTTGATGATCCTTTTGGTTACATAGCTCAGATTAAAGGCTACGCTAAGTCTGAAGGTGACAAAGAAGTAGGTTGGCTTGCAATGGACAAGCAAAACGGACACCTGACGTACCTAAAGTATGACCTAGAGGACACACAAGCGCCTGTGTACGAAGTCTTGAAGGAAGACATTGTGGAGCGCATACGCGACATAAAGGAGGTTGTGGAGCGTAAAGAGCCGCCTGCGCTCTGCAACGACCCTGTTCCTGATGGTAAGTCGGGTAACATGAAGCTAGCTGTGGGTTGTTCCTACTGCCACTTCAAAAAGGCTTGCTTTCCAGAGTTGCGTACATTTTTGTACTCTACAGGCCCAAGGTTCTTAACAGAGGTAGTAAATGAGCCTAAAGTCCAAGAGATTACGTAAAGACAGCATTTATAGGTCAGGGCTAGAGGCTTCATTCGCAGCCATAGCGCCAAAACGTAAGTTCAAGTATGAACCGTTTGATGTCGAATACGTTATGCACAGGAAGTACAAACCAGACTTCGTACATACACGTACAGGTATAATGCTGGAACTAAAAGGATTCTTCAGGACTGGCGATACAATGAAGTACAAAGCCATTAGGGACTGCATAGACACAGAACTGATCTTTGTATTATCAGACCCTAACAAGAAGCTCCGTAAGGGCGCTAAGATGACAATGGGGCAATGGTGTGATAAAGAAGGTTTCAAACACTTTACGTTAAACGAACTTGACAAGTTGATGGAATATGTGGACTCACAATAATTTAACTATGGACGAGATCAGGGAAATGTTGCTACAGAGATATGACCCTGATGACCTAATAGAATACTTAGAACTTACCAGCGAGGAAATACTGGATAGGTTTGAGGATAAACTAATCAACAGACTGGACAAATTTCAAGAGGAACTACAAGATGACACAAGAGAAGAAACAGAAAACGAGTATTGATGACGAGACAGCAAGTCAATGGGACTCTATCAACTTCACGAAGTCGGGCAGCGCCTCTAAATTTCAAGTACAGTGGTTAGATGAAGAAGACGTACCAAATGAGCATCCTGTTTTTGGAAACCCGGATATGGTCGAGTCTCCACCACACTATAACAATGGCAGTATAGAATGTATTGAAGCTATAGAGGCAATGCTAAACAAAGACGAATACATTGGCTATCTCCGTGGAAATGCGTTAAAATATATGTGGCGTTTTAGATATAAGAATAAGCCATTCCAAGACTTGCGCAAAGCACGTTGGTATGAAGAACGCCTGATGAAGTTTTTGTTGGACAATCAAGATGCAGTATAAGACAGGCACTCAAGATTATCTTGGGATTACTATAGACTACGAAAGAGAGAAAGACCTAAATGACTTCTCTCTGAATACCTTGAAGGACAGGTACTTCTGGAAGGACGAGACATACGCACAGGAAGCCTTTGCACGCGCCTCTGTGTACAGCGCTACCTATCACGGCGTCACTGACTTTGACCTAGCACAGCGGCTGTACGACTACGCCAGTAAAAGCTGGTTCATGTTCAGCACACCTATACTAAGTAATGGAGGAACTACTCGTGGCTTACCTATTAGTTGCTTTCTTAATTTTGTGCCTGATTCCAGAGGTGGTCTATCGTCTCACTATGATGAAAATATTTGGCTCACTTCCAGCGGAGGTGGGCTTGGTGGTTATTGGGGCGCTGTTCGGAGTAACGGTGTGGCTACTTCTAACGGGAGTCAATCAACTGGGAGCATTCCCTTTATGCACGTAGTTGATAGTCAAATGCTGGCTTTCAACCAAGGAGTTACAAGGAGAGGCGCGTATGCGGCGTATATGGACATCAGTCACCCAGAGATTGAAGAATTTATTGCAATGCGAAAGACTACTGGTGGCGACCTCAATCGCAAGTGCCTTAACTTGCATAACGGTATCGTTTTATCTGATGAGTACCTTTATGCGGTAGAGCATGACTTACCTTGGCGTCTAATTGACCCTAAGTCAAAGCAGGCAGTAAAGACAGTTTCAGCGCGAGACTTGTGGTGGCAGCTACTACATACTAGAGCAGAAACAGGTGAGCCGTACATTGTCAACACAGACCGTTGTAACGAGTATCTACCACAGAAGCAGAAAGACTTAGGGTTGTCTGTGCGACAGAGTAATCTATGCTCTGAGATTACCTTACCTACTAGCGAAGAACGCACAGCAGTTTGTTGTTTGTCTAGTGTCAACTTAGAGCACTTCGATGAATGGAAAGACGACTCTTATTTCATAGCTGATTTAATTATTATGCTGGATAACACATTGGAGCATTTCGTTGACAGCGCAGTAGACGAATATCCGCACAAATCTGTGGATACACTAGAGGAGTTTATGGGGTATGTGGGGGAAAATAAACAAGGCTTTGCAAAAGCCGCTTATAGTGCTTATAGAGAACGTGCGGTTGGGCTTGGTGCGATGGGCTTTCATAGTTATCTTCAACGTAATGGAATCCCTTTCGAGGGAATGTACGCTGCCAGTTTTAACAACAGAGCCTTCAAACATATCAAAGAAAGAGCTACTGAAGCTAGCAGGCACTTGGCTAGATCTAGGAATGAAGCTCCTGATATGGCTGGCAGTGGTCTTCGTAACTCACATCTACTTGCTATTGCTCCTAATGCCAGCAGCAGCATTATATGTGGTGGAACAAGTCCTAGTATTGAGCCTACGAGGGCTAACATATTTACGCACAAAACTTTGAGCGGTAGCTATCGTGTCAAAAACAAATACCTAGAAAAGCTATTAGAAAGCAAAGGTATGAACAATGAAAAAACATGGAAGGCTATTTCGGCTGCTGAAGGCTCTGTTGCAACTCTTGAGGGACTATCTGAGGAAGAGAAAGAAACCTTTAAGACCGCACCGGAGATTAACCAGATATGGGTCATAGAACACGCCTATCAGCGTCAACCTTATATATGTCAGTCTCAGTCAGTAAATACATTCTTTGAGCCACCACCGTCCAATGCGTCACAAGAGACACACGACGAGTACCTAGAGTACGTCAACAATGTACATTGGGTCGGCGCAAACAAACTGAAGTCTATGTACTACTACAGGACAACCGCCGCAAGAAATGCGGAGAATGTTAACGTAAAGATACC